AACTGCCAAGACTGCGTTGCAGGCTTTGTGCCTAGTGCTTCTACCTTACGATTCAACATTGTTGCAGCGGCTGAGGCATTAAACACAGCCCACTCGTTCCAAGCGTAGTTGGCGTCAGTGGTGGCAAAAGTGCTACGGAATGTAAGTACGTTACCAGCAATGGTTGGGTACGTTGCATCCTGAGCCTTACGCATCTTGTTTGTTGCTGCCTGCAAATCTGTCTGAGTGGCAGCAAAGACGGCAGTAGAATCTCCTACTCCGATAAAGGAGTTGGCGCTGTTAAATGGTACAGTCGCAGCGGTTACTGTAGAAGCAACCATAAAGTCTCGACCTGAGTTTGTTAATGGCATTTTTGACTATCCTCCTTATTCGTGAATGATGTGTTCTACGATTTTACCCTTTTCAATCACGACGGTTTCTAGAGGCTTAGCCTCTCCACTATCGACCTGAGCCTCAGTGGGGTCACCCTCGTACTTGTGAAGGACAATTCTTTCAACGATAACGACCTGCTGAATCTCTCCTGGCGGGCCGTCTTGTGTTGCTTCTGTCATTATATCTCCTATTCAATTACAAAGCGAACTACGCGTAAAACGCAGCGGCCTCAGCAGGAGTGGCCATTGAAAAACCTTCCTCATGCGCGCAAATAAAGTTAGCATCTTCTGGTGAAACAAGTACAAAGGGATGAGTGCTGGTAAACGTATACCCTCTTACATTGTATGTAGGATTCTCTCTGTTCATCTTTACAAGAACCGGCGCTTCAACCTTAACTGCTGATTCCTGCTTAACATCAATTGAAGTTACTTCCTTTAGAACAACCTTGTCTGTCTCTTCGGCAGGCGCGGGAGCGGCCACCTCTTCTACATCAACTGCTGCTGCGGCGGCGTCAAACTGCTTCGCCATTGCCCATGTAACTCCATTTTCCTCTAGTGCTATGATAATCTGTGGCTTGGTCGCTGTCTCTGGTACTTCTACCCCGAACTGCGTAGTTGCCATGTTGTAAAGGTCTTCGACCCTCATCTTCTTGAAACTCATTAATCCTCCTTGTGGACTCTATCCCATTGTAGCAGATAGAAAATTGTCTTGCAAATACGAAGCCCCCGGCCCATAAGGGCCGGGGGACAACGTATCGCTGTTAGCGGTCTGCGTTACTAGGAAGCAACGCGGACGTTCTTGACAACAACGAATGCGTGCTTGTTCTCAATCTCAGTACCGACACGGCAGAACATTGTGTATTCAATTGTGTCCTTCTTTGGCTTGAACTCGCGGAAGACCTGCACTTCGCGCTTTACGCCCCAAAGCATGTTCTGAGGGAAAGTTAGCCACAACTCGCCGTGGTCAGCAGTAGGGTTTGCACCGGCTGGGCTTGAAGCCGTCACGGTGTAATCCCCGTTCTGAATTTCGGAAAGAAGAGGAACTTCCTGAACAGCGACACCGAAGGAAGCAACGTTAGTTGTCCAACCTGCGTCTCCGTCTGCTACTGCGCCGCCACTGTTAACAATGCTAACTCCTGCGGACTGTGTGATAAGGTCACCACTGGCTGTAAGAGAGTATAGGTAATCCTGCATCAAGTTTGCACCTGTGAAGAACTTCATACCGTTTCTACGCTGCATGTACTTACGTGGCATAGCCTTTAGCGCCTTGTTGAAAACGTCGCGCGTAAGGGTAGAACCTCCTGCATCAATAACGTGTCCACCGTCTCTGGCCAAACGACGCCAACCATTAAATACCTTTAGCAGCGGGTCGCGGGTTAGTCGGGTGTCACCATTGATAGCAACATCCTCCAAGTCCTGACCTGCCTGGGCAGAAATTAGTCGGGCAACGTGGTCTTCCAATGCCTCTCCTTCGATGTTATCTTCAAGAGAGTCAGTGGAAAGTTCCCAGTCTAGACGCAACTTCTTAGTGGTTAGCGAAATCTTGCTGAATGCAACTCCTACGTTGATTCCGTCATCGACGGCTTCTGTAGCGGCACGCATCAAACGCTCACCTACACCAATACGGTCAATTTCCTGCTCATTGCCTCTAATGCGAATCGTACGAACCTGGCTTCCAAGAACGGTCGCGTCCCACATGTAGTCAATAAACTGGTTGGCCTGCTGCGGCTCTAGAAGTCCACCTCCTGCTGCACCCAATTCGGATGTACGGATTACCTTCTCTAGCAATTCATTACTCATTTATTTGTCACCTCCATGATATTTATTTTCCTTACTGTTCTAGGGCCGAGATGCCGAGGAAGCGCCCGCCCCACTTGGATGTTCCCTTAGACTTGCTAAGAGTGTCCTCCGTAGACCCGCCAAGGTCACCGGACTTTTTAACGGCAGTTTCAGACTCGACACCATCGACACGCTTCTCTACGCTGTCTAGTTCGGTCTTTAGACTGTCAAACTTATTGGTGAGTTCGTCGTGCTTGCCAACCAACTCAGTAATCTTTGCCTCAAATGCCTCTGTTGCCTTGGCAATATCGGCTGTTGCGCTCTCACGGGTCTTTACAAGGCCCGTCTCAATAGCACTCTGTAGGTCACCGAACATCTTAGCAAAGTCAGGCTCTTCAACCTCAACTTCGGAAACGTCCGCAGCCTTTTCTGTGCTGTCATTAACTGCTTCATCGTCAACCTTCACTTCGGCATTATCTGCCACCGCTTCGTTTGAGGAATCCACCTCAGTCTGTGCCTGTCCTTCTTCTCCTGCCGGTACTACAGCAGGGGCAGCGGAACCAGCAACAATCTGCTCATCAGCATTTTCATTCTCTTCTGCCACGTCAACACCTCCTTCGATAGTTGCAGGGAGTACCTGCTTTGCGTTTTCTTGTGACGAATTGTGCTTCTCTACGAGTGTGGTCATTTTATCGACCTTTTCCTCATCAGAGTTATATTCAAACCAACCGATGTTAGACATTGTTGTGCCGCAGTTGCCGCAGTCCAAAGCCTGCTCATCAGAAGTCTTTGCAATCCCATCCTTCTCACAGTAGAATACGGTTTCGGTCTTAACCTCAGTTACCATACCCTTCATTGTAAGCGTGCCATCATTGGCCTTGGTGATTGAGAAAATATTGGCTAGTTCGTTGGCTGGGGAATCGACTAGACTCAACTCAACCAACTCATAGTCTTTAACAAAACGAATGGGCTTACCGGCATCCTTGACAAACTGAGTTTCAGAGTCAATGATGTTTCCACCAATGCTGAAACCAGTGAGGGTTCCATCTAGAACCTTTTCCCAAGTATCCGGCGCGCCCTTGCTAACGTATACGGTGGCATAAATGCCCTTGTAGAACTTCTTTGTCTCTGTGTCATAATAAGAATCTTCGCGGAAATCAACCATCTTGCCAACTGCAACAGGCTGATGCATTTCACGAATGTTTCCACGGAAACGAGCAAATGCCTTTTGGCTGGCGTCAGACATAACAATGTCTCCTTGACTGTCGGCATTGTCAAGAGAAGCCCAACCAGAAACTAGTCGGTTTTCCTTGTCTACCTTAGTAAGTGGCATTGATAGACGTAGATTATCTCCGTCTGCCTGCCATTGCGCCTTGTTAATATCCATCGTATTTACATACTAGCAGCCTTGTTTTTAAAAGGCAAATTCTTCTAGTTGACTTGGTTTACCTTTACGTTTAGATAGATGTATGCACAGATGGTTGAAATCATTGCACACAAAACCCACGATGCATTCTGCCAATCTCCTAATAGAAAAGCAATGCCAATAATTATCCAATGGATAAATCCTAGGAACGCTCCTCTACAGGCATTAAAACTATTGTTTCTTATGGTTTCGTATACCATTACTGAGCCACAGATAGTTGCTAGCAATCCCCATATCCATTCAGGACCAAAGTAGTTAAGAGTCATGTAGATAGCAGATTGATTAAATGCTTCCCACCAAGGGTTAAGCACCCAAAGACCCCACAGCATTGTGAATCCCGCAAAAAATATAACCGATGCAGGGTTTACTGGATGGCTAAGTCTATGATAAAGAGAGACGCCTAGGCTTCTTGCCCTAGGCATTAAGCGGTAGCCCTGCCTGCGCCTTGTACCTGACGAGCCTCTCCGCTAGTATCTGAGGCGTTTGAAGAACGTTCGGCATCTCTGGTTCGGGTCTGATTTGCAAGTGCCCCCTGCTGATTTGCAGAGTCTAGTTTTGCTTCTGCTTGCTGCATCATTCCAACGGCCTTGTCTCCATCCTTTAGGCCAGTCCAGCCCCAGCGCGCACGTACCTCGTTTGGCACAATAACGCCCCAGCGCAAGTAACGCTCGTCCATCTTTGATAGAGTATCTTCGTCGGTAAGTGTTAGTTCGTTTAACTTCAATACGAAAATATCCGTCATTTCCTTAAACAACTTATTCAACTTCTTTTCAAGAATCATCTGCTCAGGACGGCATACTTGCTCTTTGAAGGTCTTGTCGGCGTCTCTGGCCACAGCAAGTGACACTCCTTCTGCCATACCAACCTTACTGATAGGCACACGATGAGCCATAAGGATTTCATTTAGGTTTCCCTTTCTGTAGTTATTGAATGACGAATCCTGGGTTCCAGCCTCGACTGGTTCCATCTTAAATTCTGACTTTCCGTTCTCTGTGTCTGGGGGCAAAGGTACGTAAAGCGTTCTGTGGTTCTTGCCCTTTAGGTTTGTCTGGAAGAACTCTAGAATGTTGCGCTCCGCTGTCTCTGACAACCGGCCACCCTTAATTGTGATAACGTATCGTGGTACGGCCTTGTTCTCAAAGTAGTCAAGGTTAAACTTAGAAGAGAACTCATTTCCAGCGATGGCTGATTGTGCCGCAACAATGTCTGGGATTCCATAGAAGTTGTTTGTTGGTGAGTACTTCTTTATGTGGATAACTTCGTTTGGACGTGGGTCATTTCCAACAGGGTCAGTCGTTTCTTGGTCCCCGAAGTTTCTAAAGAACACAGCCTTGTTGGAAATAATCTGGACAAACCCGTCGCGCCCGCGCCTGCGACGCATGACTGTAGATGGAATATGACCTATGTAGCCAATTTCATTATTTATCTTTCGTCCTACTTCTAGGTATCCATTGCCAGTTGACTCGTAGTCTGTCCAGATTTTAATAAGAGTTTCTGTAAACTCATCTTCTTCGTTGCATGAGTCTAGCCAGTCAAGCATTTCTTCCTTTGCCTTAGCCATCTTCCTTCGAATCTTGGCAGTCTTTTCTTCTCCTTCTGCTTCATCTAGTGTACGCTTGGCCTTTGGAGATTCCACAAAGTCGAATCCAAGAGATACAATGTTAGCAACCTTTGCCTTAATTGCGGCATAGTGAGGAGAAGAGATTTCATTTAGACGTGCAAGATAGTCTAAGTTGTATGGTGGGGTTACCACGTCAAAGAGAGTATAGCCAGTTAGATTAACATATTCATCTTCTATCTGCTTTGTCTTAGCACCGTCTGTGCCGCGCAAAGACTTCTGAATTTCTCTTGAAGTCTTTCGTTTTAGGGCAGGGGACACGCCTCTCATTGCCTTTATATCTTCGGCAGACTTTAGAAATGGGTCGTCGTCTGTGTCAATTACAGTTCTGCTTATTACAGAGCCAAGCCTTACCTCAATAAGTTCTTCCTCTACACCGCTTTCGTCTACTGCAATTGTCCTAGCCATTCTTCTTTTGATTCATTTCCTCAATCATATTTCCTAGGTCGTAACGGTCAGGAACATAACCCGCCTGCAAACGCTGACGCTGCTCTTCATATTCTTCGTCACTAACTGGGTGGTGACCTTCTAGGAATACTGCTGTGCCTTCTGAGACTCCGTGAGCGGCTGCTGCATCGCGTAGTTCCGCAATGCGCTTTCGGTCGTTACGCATAGAGACAATGTTCATAAAATGACCGTCGTCGTCACCAACCCAACTTCCATCGGGCATTTCCCACACGTACATACCAATATTGGTTTCGCTTACAACCTGAGTCTTTGATTTCATGTCTTTATTGTACAGCGATTAAAGATATATGGCAAATTTTGTCACAGGCATGGACACTTTTGCTATGTAGAATTAACAATTGTCCAGTTGTACTGATACATTTTAACCGGCTGGCCGGTTCCAATTGCTTCACGAATGGTAATTGATTGAGTGTCTGTGACGCTTACAGTTACAATTCCAAGAGAAGTGTTGAACAAAAGGAGGGCATCCTGAGCAGTAAATGTTTGTGGATAAAGAGTCATAGCCCCGACCTGCATAGCAAGTGTTTCGTTGAGACTATTTCTTGCGGCTATTGTAAATGCCGTTGTGCTGGGTGCAGAAAGAACCATCACAAGGTGTGACCACTGCCCATTAACTATTGTGTTGGCAAGACCGCTTGTTGCCAGTTGACCATTGACGTAAAGAGTCATTCCTGCATAATTCCAGACGGTACCCGCCCACCATATGTACCCGCCTGCTCCCGGCCTCCCGTCGTAGATATAAGACGATGCGGCTGTTGGGCTTGGCTTAACCCACATTTCAATTGTACTTGTTGTTGTTGGGGCTTCTGTAGCGTCTGCTGAAACAAATGCGTATCCACCACTAAAATCTGCACCCATCTTATCGTACATTTCTAAAGGCTGATAAAATTTGTCTGCTAAGGAAACAGCGCCAACCAAGTCAAAAGTCCTTGTTGTTCTCATTGGACGAGGGTTTCTGTCTGCATAGAACTTTAACGCCAGGCTTCTAAGCCTAGACAAGGTTCCAAGTGGTTCTCCTGCTGGGAATGACACTCTTAGGGTTAGGGCTTCGTTACCAGGGATGTATCCTTCTCCTACCCCCGGCAATTCTCTACCATTGACGCACGGCGTCCAAGAAGTTTCGTTGTTTAACGAAATGGCAACCGTAAAATTTCCATCGCCATCCCACTGAATCTTTGAACCTCCAAGTGTTGCACCTATTGCAGCGAGCGGAAGTGAAAACATCCACTGACCTGCTACGGTTAGATTGTCTCCACCAAATACCGGCGAGAGAATGTTGCCACGAATTGCTGCATTCATTAGTTGACCTGTGTTCCATGAGGAATCATCAGAAAAAACATTCTCGTTGGCAAGTGTCGCATCGGAGTCCAAGAAGGACCAGTAGTTGCCTCCACCCAAAGCGGATACGTCTCTGTAATCTGGCACCCG